CCCCGGTGTTACTACTGGCATTGGTGCTGTTGCAACCCCCGGTGTTACTACTGGCATTGGTGCTGTTGCAACCCCCGGTGTTACTACTGGCATTGGTGCAGCAGCTTCCCACGGTCGCCCCAGCTGCTCCGCTAGCCATTGTTCTTCAGGGTCATATCCTGGGACGAATGATGTCCCAGATGTCGCAGGTGCGCCTCCCATACCATTTACAAAATCAGTAAATGATGGTTGATCGAAACCTAGTGCGCCTGCAAGAGGACCAGACCGAACGGCTCTTCCTATCGCTCCAGCACCTTCCCCTATTCCTGCTGCATGCTCCTTAAGACGATCCCAGTGCGCCTTTCCTACTTTCGCTAGGGGAGTATCGGAGAACTCTTTAGTAGGTTGAGCAGCAGCCCGAGTTTCATACTCTTTTATCCGTTTGACTCTATCTACCACCTGGTCAAGCGAGGTTCCCTGTGCGGTGGGACTTGCTGACCAACCTTCAACCGTGTCAGGTTGGAATCCAAATTGGCTAGCCAACACCCTCATCGCATCGTAATAGTCATCATCCGGTACGGTGACTTGTTTCACACCGCCTGTCGCCGCTCGGTGTTCTTTCGGGATGAAAAATGTAAACGGCATTTATATGCCCCCTGGTGGATTGAGAGGATTAACTCTTGGACCTGCCCCGCCGGGAGTTCCCGGTGGAGCCTGTTGCGGATTACCAGTCCGTTGGAAACCTTGCATTTGTGAAGACATTATGCCACCTGATACATCCATGGGGCTTCTTCCCGTACCCCCCGGATTAGGATTTGGTACTTGAGGCGATGGTGCTGCCCCTTGGCCTGGTTGTGGAGGTGTCATGCCTATGGAACTTAGCAACTGCTGGAATTGTATATCTTGAGCAGTTTCTTTTTGCTGGTCTTGTTTGAGTGTTTTCCGCAGAAGATCTACATAAATCAAGGCTTTTTCTTGTTCGCCTGTTTGCATTAGACCTTCGATCAAAGTAAGCAACAGTGCTTTTGGTTCTGTTACTTGAGCCTGCTGTGCTGAAATTGAATTACGGAACTGATCGACATCATTGATCTGTAAGACATTCTCCCAAATCCACTCATCTGGTGCAAGAGGCTTCTCTCCTTCACGCATCATTTGCGCCATTGTAATAAGTTGTGGCTCATCCTGTGGCATGCGAACGCCCAATTTAATATCAATCGCACCTGCGCCTTCAAGGTCGGCGGGCTTTATTTCTTGATTGAAGTAACTGGCTATGTCGTTATGGCGGCCTCTTACGCTAACCGGATCGTATCCACCTGTTTCGTATTGCATTGAAACAATTTCAGAGATCTGTTTATAGCAAGCAGTAATACCTTTTACTCGTGGCTCAATCTGGTGGGCAGAACCTTCTTGAAGAATCTTTGCCGCAAAGCCTGAGATAGCAAAAGGAAGTTCACCGTAACTTACGTTTGATAATCCACCACGTTGTAATTCCCCAGATACCAAGCCAACAAATGCTCCTGTGTCAAGGGGCATTGTGATCTCGTCCATCAAGCGAATATCAGTACCTGCTGGCAACGGAACTTCTGAGCCATCCTGCCACGGATCAGTATCAAGTGTTGTGGTTCCATCTGGGGAAACAATCTTGTACGGTCGCCTTACGGCGCGCCTGACAAGTGTTTTGTACGCACTCATTGCGAAGTTGTAATCATCGTAAAGAGTTCGGTTTGCAGAGAAGATTGACTCGCCGTAATCTCGGGCGGTGTCATCTCCTGATACATCATCTTGAATCCAGGGTGCTGGACCTACTGCTCCAAGAAAAACTGGAGCGCATGGATTTCCATTTATATCTCTGACGTTATGTTTAGTCAGAGGTTTCCCAAACTTTTTCTGATCGTCACTGCCTGATATAAGAATTGCGTTTTCTGTTCTTGAGTAATAGTCCCAGACAGTAACCCCTGATGATGTTTCTCCTTCGATGAGAGGTTCAACATCAACATTGAAAGATCGTTTTACGGCAGCTGGGGACCGCTTTGTTTTATGTGCAAGCCACACGATCCCCTGATCGTCCATTTCATAGCAGATATGAAGGGGGTCAAACGGTGTTATGTCAACATATGTCGAGCCATCTTCGTGCTTGTTTAGCATGGCTCGCCCTGAATACCATCCACGCAGGGTCACATAAAACGCCAGTTGCTCTCTTACGGACGGCTGACCGTATCTTTGCATTCGTTCATCGGCAAGGTTGAGCGCGCCGATAACGAACTTTTCCTTCAGCGCGCCTGGTGTACGGTCATCGACTTCAGAACTGAGTGGAACCCGTACCGACATCTGGGCGTTGGACAGGTAAGACATGATCTTATCTGCAAGTATCTTAGGTGCGTTTGATGTGTAGCTTTGATAGCCGTTGCCTGCATCGTATGGATTCATACGGTACAGACCGTAATCGCTTTCCATGCGAACTCTTCTGCTACGGAAACCAGGTGACTCCCAGATATCTTCTATCTGCGAGATCAGGTCATCAATTTTTGACACGTTACCACCTATTTACAGTAATTATCTTCGTTGCATTAGCGGCTCGGGCGTATCCGAAGTTTACAACGAGTCCGTAGGTTAATGCTTTAACGCCGTGATTAAAAGCATCTCTTGGCTGTCTTCCAATAACATTATTATTTCTATCTGTGCGCCATGTATACACATGGATTTGATCGTCAAACGGGTTTGCACAGCCACCTAATTCGGAGATTAGCCCTCTGGCCTGATGGTTAATAATCAGGTTTGGCTGTTTGGTTGCCGGATTATCTTTCAGGAACGTGTTGAATCTTTCGATACCGTCCATGATTCCGACCCGGTCTGACTGCATGTACAGCTTTGCTTTTTCAAGCCATGTATCAACAGGTCTTGATTCGCCTATGTTGTGTGCGGCGATGTCGATAACGCCATGCTGCACATCTTGCCACCATGGTCGCATCTGGCAGATCTCGATTATTTCCTCTGTGATCTTTTCTCTTTCGTAAATTTCATCAATAACCCGGATTTGTCCTCCGATAATTTGCACAGCTTCGACTGCGTAAGCAGATTTTGTGACCTGAGAATACCCAGGGTCTACCCAGAGATGGACAGCTTCGCCCTCGATGTACTCTGCCTTGTCTGAAATATGCTTTGATATATCGAACATGTTGTGTACAAGCCCTGTTGGTGGGGCAGGTTTACCAGCAACACGTTCATTGAACCAGTCTTCCGAGTGCAATCGTTCCAGCGACAGGATCTCAGGGTCTTCTCGTCCCCCAGGATATACAACACAGTTGGTCCAAGAGGGCAATGAGAAGGAAATCGCATCATCGTCGGGGTTATAGAACTGCCATGCCTCCCATTGCGACGGATACCACCCCAATGACATCTCAAAAGTCCCCTCAAGGAACAGGTATCCACGCTTTTCCGCAATACGACCACGCAAACGCAGGAAACTCTCATAGTCAATCTGCGAAGACTCGCAGGCAACCACCATTCGCGGGGCTTCCATCGCCAAACTACGGTGGTCCTGGGCAGATTTACTCTTGATCGTGAACACACCAGGCTTTTCACTGGTGCCACACGCCACGGCCATCTCCCCCGGGTCAATTCTCTTCGTCTGCTTTATCAAAAATCCCAACTTCGTCAGGATCTCAGACAAATAATTCCACTCAGCGCGAGTCCGCTCGTAATCCCTCGCCACTAACCAACATATATCGCCACTCTCAAACTCATCCAACCTGCTTATGATCGACAAAGCACCCAGAAAACTCTTACCAGCACGCTCTCCACCTGCTACCAACTTGATCCGAGCCTTGTGGTTCAGGATATTGTCCTGCTCAGGCCAAGTCTCATAACCAACCGTGGTTAGTAAAGCTTTTCTATCTTCCGCTAGTAACATTCTTACCCCCTAAAACACAAACTTCCCATGCGTAGAGGGGAAAGAACGCTAATGCGTCCGACGCATAGGAAGTTTGCTAGTTGACAGTTCCCAACACTACTGCGCCAAAAAGTCTATAAGCCGTACCAAACCCATTAAACCACTGTAACCCTGACGAGGACCTTGAGAAAGAAAATCCCCGGATACGACAGTACCGACAACTAAGCAAAGTATAAACACAATACCTTTTCTTTGTTGGTTTTCTTTTTCTTAATACGACATATACACGCAGACGTTACAACACACCCCCTTAAAGGGGTGTTGTAACGGCAGGTAAGTCTAAAACTGCTTAACACGCGCACGCGAGACTAAATCTACTGTTACATCTACCGTTACACAGCCGTTACACCCGTTACACGTAACCATATTCACGTTCAACTTAGACACTTCAAGCTGTAACGGCACTGTAACAGCAAAAAAAATACCAGTACGGGACTCCACAAAGCAAATGCCATGCAAATGCCAGGCACTTTTTGAGAATCAAACTGTCGAGATGGTACCTATCCATCACACACCACCCACCGACCGCAACAAGAAAACTTCCGCAGCGAAAACATGAAACCGAAAAGATGCCACTTGAAAATTTCCACTGCCAGGCCTGAACTAATTCACGCAATCCAATACATGAAAACTAATTCATGCATTCTGATACATGCAACCAGATACATGTATTCCGATTCATGAAACCAGATTCACATAATCATTCGCGTAGCCCAGTTTGTGGATTAGAACATGCGTTCGGTATATCTGCCCATAATAGGCATTTAGGCTAAACACAACGACAAAACAGGGTCAACGGACACATGCACGCGTGAAGAGGATGCGAGAGATAATACATTTTACCTCTCCGTGCGCCCTCTCCGTGCATCTCCGCAGTAGTAGCGATATATTCCACCCTGATCGAGACTTTTAGGGCAAAACGCCACAGCCCTTAGAGAGGGCATAGTAGTAGTAGAGGTCAAAACTACTCCCTGTACGCCCTGTGCGTGTTTTTAGTTGGGTGTTGTTAACTTAGCAAATTGCTCGAAATTGGTCTAAATTGGTGCCTAAATCCCTTGCAATAGTAGTAGTAATCTATACACTTAACCCTGTACGGATCGAACATAACTAGCAGATCGAGAGAATCAAATGGAACTCCTGAAGATATCGCCGTCAAACGCAAAAATAACCTACGAATCCCTCTCCCTTTTATCCGGGCATTCTTGCCCGTTTGCTCTTGATTGCCTGGCCAAAGTCGACTTGAAAACATTCAAGATAATCGACGGCAAGGATGCGGAATTCCGATGTTTTTCTGCCACGGCAGAAGCCGCGTTCCCTGCTACACGGCGACAACGTGATCATAATTTTTCACTGTTGCGAGATTGCGAAACCGTTGATGAGATGGTGGAACTTCTCACAATGTCAATTCGCCCATCATATGCGCCGTTTCGCATACATGTTGGCGGTGAATTTTTCAACCAAATGTACTTCGACGCATGGATTGAGTACGCCAAACAAAACCCGAACCGTATCTTCTACGCCTACACGAAATCGTTACCGTATTGGGTCGCACGTATCGACTCAATCCCTGCAAATCTCTCTCTCACTGCTAGCCGTGGGGGTCGCATGGATCACTTGATTAGCGAGTACGGATTGAAAGAAGCCGTGGTTGTATTCAGTGAAGAGGAAGCCGAAAAGCTAGGTCTCGAGATCGATCATGATGACTCGCACGCCGTTGAGAATAACGGGCAATCATTCGCACTACTGTTACACGGTACTCAGCAAGCAAAATCGCCAGCATCGGCTGCGATAAAAGCAATGAAAGTGAAAGGAACTAAATTCAGCTACGCCAAAAAGGCTAGCTAATAAAACAGCTACAGTGCGCCAGGCGGCTGGCCTGGCGTGCTATCAGCACCTATCGATCACTAACTAGCACGAGAAGAGGCTCAAATGCATGACTGCTACTTTGCGATGAAGAATATCGCCAGACTCAACGCCAACATCAAGTGGTGGCAATTCTGGCGCAAGGCAGCCGAACAAATCGTGCCTTGTCGCCAATGTGAAGAACGTTACCCGCACGAAGTGAAGAGAATCAAATCATGGATGAACTAAACATAATCGACGCTATCAATCTAAATCTTTTATCCAGCATTGAAGTGCCTGTGCATTCTGGCAGGCTCGGCACCTACTGGGTACAAATCAGCAAGGAGCAGGCCACCGACCTTATCGTATGGCACGACCTACAACACATGACCGTATTAGATGTAAATCTGTACATCCCTGTCGAGATAGATACAGGCAACAATCTCATGCGGATCGGGCAATAACTAACTAGCACAAAAAGAGAATCAATCACCATGCCCTAATAAATAACGTCTGACATATGCGGAAAAATATGTCCTAGTCGCTGGGCTTAGTAGCCTAGCCATGAAGAGGTACTCCGAAACTAGCAGAAAGAAAATCAATATGTACGTAGCAGCAAAATTCAAAACTAAAAAGTCCCTGAAAGATGCGATCAAGGCAGGCGATGAAGTCTATGCAATGAGTAACTCGATATTCCCTGAGTCGGGTACAGGTAAGGCGACACTGTCGATGCCTGTGGACTACCACAAATGGTACGCTCAGATCGTGATCGAAAACTTCAAGATCGTATCGGTGAAGTAACCATGTTCAAATGCGCTTACTGCAACTGCGGATATAACCAATGGCGCGAGTTTGTCGCCCATAAAATCACACACGGATACACGGCTAAACAAGTTCACAAACTTTGGAA